CAGAAGAGCCTAAGATCGTTCCTACGTATGTTGACGTAGCTACATCCCTGCCGGGAGTAATCACCTCTGTTGTGAAGTAGGCTGAATCGTGATGTTCCAATGTAAGGTAACGAAGCTGCAACCTACCGTCTAGGATGGCTACCTGCCCTTCACCCTGAGTTTGTTTAGCATAGATTGTAGAGAACTCGAAAGACTTCTCGTAAGCGATGCCTACATAGTTAGTATATGAAGAGTAATCGCCGGGAATTGATACCTCGGAAGCGTTGATACGTGTTACTACATGACGAATACCGTAGATATTGTTTAACGGATCGTTGCTGATGACTTCAACTGTTGCGTCTGTTGAATAAGGCAACGTAATAGTAGTAATATCGTTTACGGAATCGTATGTAGCAGCTCCTCCGGAAAGCTGGGCGTATCTGTCAATTAGAAGAGTGTAGTTTGTAGAATTATCAAACACGTCATCTTCGATTTTAACTTTTTCCAGATACTCACCATAACTTCTTTCGACTACAACGTACAGATCAGAACCTGAGAAGCCTGCCCAGTGTAGGTTAAGTGCGTCAGGAAATGACCACTTAGTCCACGAGCTTTGAACTTTCTTGTTACCTGCCCAAAAGAACTTGTAGAAGTACAACGAGGTAGGGTCATTAGTACTGTAGATAGCTAGTACGTCTGAGCTGTTTGATGCAGTTGTGAACTGAATGTTGTTAGGGATAAGCTCAGGAACAGCAGCGGACACGTTCTCAGCATCATCTTGCGTAGCGTTATCTGTAGGGAAGTATTCGTACAAAGCCGCAAACGGTTTGTCATCTCTGTCGTCAACAAAGTAAACAGAGTTACCAACGTTTATAGGTTTTACGCGAGTGTTGACATTGAATGCTGTACGATACTGAATGCTAACCGTCGTAGGCCCAAGGTAATTCTGATACGTTAGCCTGAACTGGTTCTTTTGAGACATTAAAAGAAGATCACGGTTGTACGGAATTGCGTGGTACAATATGTCTACATTGTTATGCAGCACAGCAATATCTATTGGATCGCTATCTAGTACCTGTGCAACAGTAGTCCTGTAGAAGTTTTCAAAGTTATCTGCTTCTGACAGGACAACGTTTTCGTCGGAAAGCATTCCTAGACGGTTGCTATACACGAAGATGTCGTTGATGGTTAACCCTGCAAACGAGGGGTTAATCGAGCTTTCTGTATCACCTACAGTTCGACCATCCCAATTGTGTTCTTGGAAAGTCCACGATCCTCCACCATTGTTGATAAGAACGTGAGGCATTGTAGATACATCGATCTGCTCGCCTTGGTCCCAGTCTAGAGTTTCTACCCACAAGCCATCCTTGTATACGACATAGTAGTCATCGCCTAGCTGCTCCAAGTCACCAGCTACACGAACAATACGTCCTTCTGGAGATGTAGGAGGAAGGTCAGAAAATGACTGAACGCTACGTTTAAACACTTTCATGTTCTTGTCACCAGAGCCACCTTGGACAGCGATTGTGTTAGCAGCTCCTAAATCTTCGATGGTAAGTGTTGAACCCGTCTGTGTCACAGTGTAACCCGGCCCTGAAGAGTAAATGGCTGCGCCGTGACCACTCGCTAGAAAAGTAGGAGTGGTATCATAAGCGGTAGGCGTACCGATAGTAGATGTAGACGTAAGTAGATTATAAAGCTCTGTGGCTATCTGACTTGTATCTTCAATAGCGTTAGCGCCTGAGCCACCATGAGGGGTTAGAACTGATGCAACAAGAGTGTTGTTTACGAACACAGAGTAATAAGTGTTGTATGCAGCTACGGTAACGTAAACTGTAGCTTCATCTGTAGGGTCGTTACGAGTAGCTCCAGCCACAGGCTCAGCAACTGCACTTGTTGTTACAGTTACGTTACGATTCGCAATAAATGTGTAGTCGCCAAAAGTAACAAATCTAAAAGAATCAACAGGAGAGCTAGCTGTAAGATAGGATTTACCGTCTGGAAAGCTAACAGTTTCAAAAACTCCCGTGTTAAGATTGAGAACGCGAACGTCACCGTTTTCAACTACAGCTAAATACCTGTAATCATCATTACGCTCAATCATGTACCCTGTAGCTCCACTAGAAAAAGCTGATCCTAGACTGGCTACATGTTCGGTGGGAGGGCGTTTCTGTAGGCCGTTAACGATAGACGGCCAAGCGTTAGTCATGTCTTCACAAGCTGTAGTGAGGCGAAGAGCAGGCGGCTGTTGAGAGATACCGCCAACAAGGTTAGGGATCGTTCCAGCCAGCAAAGACATTAGTAAGCTCCTCTAGCGAAATACCCTCGTGAAATTATTGACTTTGTGGACCAAGAATCAGTCAGCATATTGCCGTCATACGTCTCAGCCTCTTCCTGCATGAGTGCTACCCACGCACGCTGTTCGTCCGCAGTGTTGAACTTGTTCAGCGTGTCTGAACCAAGTAGACGAGTCTGTAACAGGCGAGCTGCTCTAGCAGTGATGAACTGCTTGGCAGCAAAAGGTAGCTGCTCGAAAGGAAGGACTACATAAATCTCTAGCTTCAGTTCTGTTTGATCGAACTGGAATGTTGCGTTCTCTACGTCAAACAACTTTCCGTTCCTGTAGACTACGTTGACTGATTTGCTATCATCAACCGTATCCACGCGAATAGTGTTTGCAGGGAGAACGACTTCTTTTGAGACGTTAGGTGTTAGTGTGTGACGTTCACGGTTCCAGTGCCAGCCCATGCCTTGCACGGATCGGGCGGTTTCATCGATGAGGTCACCGGCCATCTGAGCGTCGATGGCTGCACCGTCAAGCGTGTTTACAACCGGCTCGCCCATTGATGACAAGCAGATATTAACTGCTTCCAGTTTTGTCATCGGAGTGTCGTAGTAGGCCAATAAAACCTCCAAAAATAATTAAAAGAAAAAGGGGAGAGATTTCTCCCTCCCCAAATTAGAATTACGCAGCACGGATTTCGTACAGGCATTCGGGGCGAAGAACGCCGTGTCCGACAGCCATTTTAGAAATCATGAGCGTACCCTGCCGACGCATGTCATATTCCATTTCAGAAGACAGGTCGAGCAGTTTGACAGTACCCATAGCCTGCGGGTGCATGAAGAGACCCACAGTGTCAGAAGCGTCAACGGTGTACTTGGACGAGTAGTCCGGGTACGTGCTCGTTACGGACGTGTGGTTAACCGTCAGGTTGTTAGACTTCACGATAGCGAAGCCAGCAACCGTCTGGACCTTGCCGTCACTGTACGAGCCGTTGTTGCCGGGGTTGTAGAAGATGTTCAGGATTTTATCAGACTGAACAATTTCGTAGTAACGCTGTGGCGATACAATCAGGAAGCGGTTTTCAGCAGGGATGTTCTTCTCATCAAACGCCTGAGCTGCATCGAAAGCAGCGTCGATGATGTCTTGAACAGTAGGCGTAGCGCCAATGTTGCTGGAAACAGCGTCACCCTGACCGACAGCACCCACGCCGATGCCACCAGCGCCAGTGTCGCGAGCGGCCTTGACGCCAAGAGACAGCAGGTTGCGGTCGTAGGTCTGCGCAAGAGCCTGACCCATCTGGACCGAGTATTCAGAGCGAACATCAAAGTGGCTCATCGCTTCATCGATACGCGCAACGAAGGTGTTTGCAATGAGCAGATCATCGATGGTGATGACCTTCTCGTCCTGCTGGATCACGTTGCCGGTAATTTCAGCACCAGCAGTGTGGTACTCCGCTACCGTCTTACCGACAGCAGGAAATTGAGCCGACTTGCCGCTAGAAATGTTACGAACGCGAGTCTTGTCTTTCATAATAGTATTTGCATTGAAAGTCGTCAAGACTTCTCCTGAAAAAACCTTCAGGAACAAAGCACGAGCGTCACCAGTACCAAGCTGTTGACCGACCCGTGAGGGGGTTGCGTCTGCCATAATATATTTTCCTTCCGAAAATTATGTGAGTTGAGTTGAAAATTAGTAGAACTCAATCACCATACCAGTTGTCCTATTGTTAACTCCGCAGAGCGTATCGTCGGGCCGGAAGGTAGTTTCTGTTCTTAATGTTTTGCGCGATTCTTGCCTTTTGACATAATGCGCAAATTAGAAGGGCGGTTGTCCAAGGTGTTATGATTTGCATGATCAACGTCATTACCATCACCTTTGCGAGCTTTGCCCTTCCTTATCATGAGGCGTCTGGCCTTATTGCGACCAGCGCGTCGTTTCTTCTGTGAAGGTTTACTGTGATAATCACGGTATTCCTTTGCGTAGTCGCGAGCCATAAATTACCTCATTTAGAAAATGTCGGATCGACCAAGCTTTCTTTCAACGTCTCGACGGAAAGCAGGGTCTTCCTTATAACGAGGATCACTCATGTCCTTCTCTAGTTCTGCAACTGAGCGATATACGCTCGCACCTGCCTTAGCAGTCTGTCCACGAACTTCACGAGAAGGCTCAAAGCCAACCTCTGCATCAAAGCGGGCCTTCAAACCTTTGACGGCCATCATAGCGGATGCGGTGTTTCCACCGTTTACTGCCGCATTGTATGCGGAGATTTCATCCTCAGAGAAATTGTCAGCAGCCCACTCAGTCATGGAGTTGTAGTTTTCTTCTCCTCCAACTGAGTTAAACACACTCTGACGTGTTGATGAAATAAGTGCTTCCTGACCCGTAATGAACTGGTCAACAAGCGACTTAGGAATGCCAGCTTCTTCTAGTTTTTTGTACTGGCTGTCACTGAGTTCTCCGTTTTCCCAATAGGAGGTAGAAAGCTCATCAAAGTTAAGTCCGGCTTTCTCAGTAACCTGTCGAGCTGTTTGTTCAACCGTTTCGGTCTCTTCGTCGTAGTTATCTCCTTCGCTGGCATCATCAACATTCTGCCCCTCCGGTTCTTCATCCGACTGCTCAACATTTTCCTCCTGTGTAGTGTTACGGGAACCCAATTTACGCTCCAATTCAGAATAGGCTTTTGCCATATCTTCTGGAGACTTAAACTTTTCGGGTAGCCACTCTGGACGGTCTTCAGCAGAAGAATCGAAGTTGTCGTACTTAGCGGCTTCTTCTTCGAGCGTCGGTTGT